TTTTTTTTTTTTTTTTTTTTTGACGGATTGGTGTGGGAAAAAACGAAAAAAAAAAAAGGATTGTTCAATTAAAAATAAAAATGAGTTTATCGAGATATATTAGTGAATTTATTACGAAGGATGGAGAAGCTACACATGGAAGCCTTTCTCCTACTGGGCGATACAATATAGATTTAGAAAATTTGAAGCAATTTACCATGTATTACATGCAAGCCCTACATTCAGGGGAAAGATTATCGATTACGGAATTACAAACGTTTGATTTTATTCCTTTGATTCTTGATATAGATTTGAGTATCCCTTTGGATGATAATGATGATAATGAAGATGGATACCCATCTTTATATCACCACGAACATGTTAAAAATATTTATAATGGGTTGGTGTATACCATGAAAAATTTATTGATTCCAGATTTGGAAAAAGATAATTTGAAGTGTTTTTTAATGGAGAGGGATGGATATGAATCCGTGAAAAAGAATGGTCAAAGGATGTGGAAAAATGGATTCCATTTGCATTTCCCATATTTAATGTTAAATAGAAATCATATCAAAAAGTATTTTTTGCCTTTTTTTGTGAATTGGATGAAAGAAACAAATATAGAAATACCGGATATGGTATCGTATGATAACTTGATTGATGATTCGATTTACAGTGGCAAAGGCAAACCGTGGTTTATGTATGGTTCGACCAAGCCTTTGAAAGAATTGAATCCTTATCTTGTATCAGGTGTCTTTTATGAAAACAGCGCAAAAGAGATTGTGTATAGTGATGATTGGTTGCCTCATTTATTGAATTATAGATTGGTGTATACGAAACATGATGGTGATATTGAAAAGTTGAATCGAAATTGTTTACCGGAAATTTTTTCTATCCGAAAAGATGATAATCATGATATGTATATTTTTGAAATTAATGATTCGGTGGTTGAATTTGTGGAAGAGGAGGAACCAAAAATTCATAAATTGGTAGAAAACACACCATGTCATGCTCCCATCAGTACTGAATTTTTTGACCAGTTGTTGGAATGTCTTCCTTTGCAATATGCCGAAGAATATGACAAATGGAAACAAATTGGTTGGGTTATTTATAATCATTTCGATGGGAGTTTGGATGGATTCCAAAGATTTGATGCATTTTCCAAATTGTGTATTGAAAAATATAAATATGAAGATTGTATGAAAGAATGGAATATGATGACGAGGTCTGAAAACGAGGTTGGGATAGGTACTTTACGATATCTCGTACGAAAACACAACCCTGTCGAGTATAATACCATTTGTAAAAAACATATTGATTCTAAAATTGAGGATACTCTGTATAAACCTACAAGTCATTATGATTTGGCAAAAATTTTATTTGAAGAATTTCGAGATACCTATGTTTGTTCTAGTATCAAACACAATGAATGGTACATGTTCGATGGGACGATTTGGACAAGAATTGATGATGGTGTGTGTCTTCGAAAAGAAATCTCCACGTTTTTGGTTTCGAAATATGAAAGAGTCTTGCATTCATTATTAGATGATGAGAAAAATTCTTTGGATGAAAAAATTCATAAGATTGAAAAAGATATCGAGAATGAAATGTGTAATATCAATCAATATCAACAATTATACTTGTCGGTATCGATGAAAGAAAAACCTGGTTTGGAAAAATCAATCAATTCCATCAACAATAAAATCGAAAAGCTCAGTGAGAAACTTTTTGGTTTGAAAAATAAAAGGAAAAATCCTGGAAATAAACAGGACAATCGAAAGACCAAGAAAGGGGAAAATGATGATTTGATTGAAAAATTATATAAAATTATCGCCTCCTTAAAATCATCCCCTTTTAAAAAGAATATCATGATTGAGGCAAAAGATATTTTTTACAATAAACAATTTTATCAAAAATTAAATCAGTCCATTTACAAAATTGCCTTTGCGAACGGAATCTACGATTTGGAAAAGAAAATCTTTCGAGAAGGACTTCCAACTGATTACATTTCCTTAAAAATGAATATCAATTTCCGACAAGATTTTACAAATGATTGTCCAGAAGTAAAGCAGATTAATTCTTTTTTTGAAAAAGTTTTCCCCGATGAACATTTGAGGAGATATTTCTTGGGATTACAATCTGAAAATTTTGTAGGTCGAAATATAAGAAAGATATTTCAAATGTGGGTTGGAGTCGGGGACAATTCGAAGAGTGTAACTCAATCGATGTTTGAAAGTTTATTGGGGCCATATTGTCAAAAATTACCAACCTCTCTATTGACGCAAAAAAGAAGTGCTTCGTCCAGTGCCTCTCCAGAATTGGTTCGAGCAGGGGAAGGGTGTCGACTCTGTTTCTTCCAAGAGCCCAATAAAGAAGACAAATTTAACATTGGACTTCTGAAAGAGTTGACAGGGAATGACCGATTTTTCGCTAGACCTCTCTTTAGAGAACCCATTGATATCACACCACAATTTAAATTAGTGTGTATCGCGAATCACCCACCAATTGTTGAAAATTCTCAAAATGATAAGGCTATTTTTAATCGAGTTAGATTAATCCCGTTCCAATCTTACTTTCCAATCAATGATGCTGAAGTTCCAGAATCTGAAGAAGAACAAAAAAGACAAAAAATCTTTTATCGAGACTCCGATTTAACTGAAAAAATCCCTTCCATGTTGGAAGCCTTGGCCTATCGTTTGGTGAATATTTACATCAATGGAGAAAATAAGGTAACAGAACCATTGTGTGTCATGCAAGCCACTGAAAATTATCATAATAAATGTAATCGTATCTTGTGTTTTATTAAAGATGAAATCGACGAAGAAAAAACAGGTTCTAAGTTAAGTCTCAAATTATTCTGTGATAGATTTAGTGACTACTGTAAAATTGACCTCAATGGGGTTAGACCCACGAACCGTATCGAAATCGGAGAATATCTCGATAATCGTTGGGGAGTCCGGGATGAAAATCAATGTTATGAAAATGTCGGATTTAAAAATAATAATTAATTTTTTTTTTTCTCATCTATATATAAAACAATGTCAGTTTGTCCTGAATATAATTTATCAAAAGTTGTCTTGTTGATATTATCCATCATTACATTAATTATAGTTTCATTTTGTATCGACACTTATCGTGATTACTATGAAGATGGTTCAAAAACCAATAAAAATAAATGGTTAAAATATCAATTGACTTTATTTTTCTGCAATTGTATCATTGTCTACTCTTTTTATAGAATTAAAACTGGCAAAGAGAACACGCAGCAACCTTACAATTTTGAAGATGGTTTAAAATTCTCTTCCCTATTTGCCATTATGAATTTAATTTCTGTTATTTCAGGTGGAACTCGTAAAAAAAATGGCGCTCTTATCTTTTATTTATTCTCCTCCATGTCCATTATATTATCCTGTATTTTAGGCTACAGATATATAAAAGAATTTATAAATGCAAATCCAGTGGATAGTGAATCATTAAAAGCAGGTTTTACAAATGATTTGAAACACGGTGTTAAAATAGCCGGGTTACCTATTAAGTATTTAAAACAAAACATCCGAGAAAGAAACAAAAAAAAAAATAATCAAGTCCTAGGAGATATACAAATGACGTCGAGAAAACGGGGAGCACCAGAGGTACGTTTTGACTCAGATGTGAAGACAATTTCTGGACCAAAAACAAAACAAAGACAACAACAAAGAAAACAAGGACAACAAAAAACAGATACAAAAACTTTAACACCGGTGATACGACAAGATATAAGGAAACAACTTCAACTTAAAGGGGATGGACTTCATGGATTGAAAAAAGGTAGAAAAGGTGCAGTGCAAAAACAATTTGAAGGTATTAGAGAGGAATATAAAACAGGAGATTTAAAAAAGAGAGATTTCAATTTCAAAAAATTTCAAGGAAAAATACCAATCGCTACTGCAGTTTAAAAGCTAATATAACTGATTGTAGTAACAATTTCAATTGTCCAACACCACCCTCCTCATAAATAAATCAAGAAAAGATTTACAATAAAATAAAATCTTGAAAATATAATTTAATTTAAAAAATTATATTTTTTTATTTTAAAGATATAATGAGCACGATTGATATAAATTCTATTCATCAAATGATTGTGAATGAAAATTCGAATCCTAAAATAGAGGAAATGAATGATGAGTGGGAATCGATTTATAAAGAACTTGGTGACAATATATCAGAAGATGTCTTGATTGACTTGAAATCTCGTGTTAAAACAAATAATGAGAAAAATAAATATAAATATTATTTAATTGCGTCTTTGCCCATCTTGGAAGAATTCACGATTTGTCGGAAAAATATGGAAAAAATATCTTTTTTCAAAAAAAGAAGCGATTCCGTCAATAAAGATAATTGTCTCGAACTCATTGAAAAATACATTTCGATTGTGAACAAATACTTTCCAGGTAAATATAATACATTTTGGACATCATTAGATACAGAAGAGAAAAAAAAAAAATCAATCCTAAAACACGCAATCAAAACACGATGTAAATTATGTAATCGAGGAGATGAAGATTTTAAAATTGCAGATAATCATATTGTTTGTGTTTGTGGCAATGTTATTGATTTGACCAATGATAATTTAATTTCTTACAAAGATATCGAAAGAGTCAATATCGGAAGCAAATATTCGTACGACCGTAAAACTCATTTTCGGGAATGTATTAAAAGATATCAAGGTAAACAGAATTGTAGTATCCCCGAAAAGGTTTTCACTGATATTATTCAACAATTGAAAAACTACAAATTGATTCCAGAAGAATATGAAAAGACGGAAGAAAGTCTTATTTTCAAAAATATCCATCGTGAACACATTTTAATGATTCTAAAGGATTTGAGTTATTCGAAATATTATGAGGATATTAGCTACATTTACCATAAAACAACCAATAAACCGATACCAGATATAACCGAATATGAAAATATACTTTTAGCTGATTTTGATAAACTTTTAGAAGTGTATGATAACAGTTACAAAGATGATAGAAAAAATTTCATTAATAATCAATATGTACTTTATCAATTACTACGTAGACACAATTATCCATGTGAAAAAGAAAATTTTACCTTTTTGAAAACAAATGATAGAAAATGTTACCATGATTATATATGTGGTATATTATTTAATAAATTGAATTGGAATTTTAGACCACTTTTTTAATTTTACGAATAAAGAGGACAGTAATTACGATTTATTTGTGAACCATAATATATTTTTGTATTTTTCGCAATTTCCAGGAGTTCGTCATTGATTCTCCAAAATTTTTCCGTATGCCCATTTTCATCACAGATAACATGCGCCAACTCATGGATGGCGACAAACATGATAGAATCGTATTCATAATTTGAATTTCCATCCGTCAGACATAGGTATATTTTTTTTTTATTATAAGTATAGGATTGGTCCCCTTCATAAATAATCAAGTCGTCCAATGGAATACTTGGATTATCCATACCTTTTTCTTTATAATATGTAATGTAAATAACATTCAAATCCTTTTTCACACGTTGAATAATTTCATTCTTATCATTTTTATACTCTTGGTAAAATGAATATACCTGATAACAAAAAAAAATTACAATGAAAATTATCACAAAATATCCAAACATTTTATTTAAATACTGATAATTTTAAATTGTAAAAAAAAAAAATCATTCTTTTTTCAGTTTCAGTTTGGAAATGAATATCATTTTTATGATAACACCATACCAATAATAATATAAATTCAATAAAGAATAAAGAATGTATTGACCAAATCGTTTTTGTGATGATTGGAGATATGAAGTGGCAATCATCTCAAACTCATCATTGAAAATAAATAATTTCGTCAAGAGGTAAATCCGATAATAGGTGTACGTCATGAAAAAAAATATTTTTAAAAATAATTCAATTTTTTTTATAAACGGAAACATGTGTTTCAAATTGTAAATGGATAAAAATATCGTGCTGATTTCACAAACCAAAATGATTTTGGTAATTTTTTCAAAAAACATTTTATTGGTATTTATATCAATCCACAATAAATGAATCGTCAAAATGTGATGAATAATCATGTCCACTTTTGAAATCAATAAAATGTCGAAAAAAAAATAAATCAACAAAAAAATATCCACATAATGATGATTTTCAAAAGGTGAACCATAAAACGAGATATAGGAACAAAAAATTGAAATCAACAAGGTTACAATTTTTTGAGATTTCTGAATCTTTTGAAAAATTTCTTTCGGAAATACCTTCTTTATAATTGACATGATGATAACAGATTCAAGGAGGAACACAATGTAACCAAATGAAAGCTACAATGAAACCAAATTTTCGAAAATAGAGAAACTCTCGGAATTACCAAAAAATAAATAAAAATCATATACAACAGAGCTATCCATACAATTATGTCATGATAATATTCATATATGAAATCAGAACATATATATATAATACATAATCTATCGATTATATCAATAAAATCATATCGTATTTCGCTATTATATTTTCGACAATGGTTTCTAAATCCATAGTAACTCAAACATAAAAAGGCGATTTGTAAATCCATCCTTCGTTTTTGAACCATCAGTAGCATCATCGGTAAAATATAAAATATAACAGAATACCGACAAATACTCATTTTTGTTTTACAAACAAAAACAGAAAAAGAAAAAAACAAAACAAAACAAAAATGGTCATGTATCTTTTAATGAATGTCTTGATTTTAAATATTAGTCTGGTCCATATCTTTTACATGATTTATTTCAAAGATATTCATTATATTTCATCCTTATTTTGCATTTTTTTCTTGACCATTCACCTACATTCAAATTATTCAAACTCCATGATGAGTTTTTTCCTAATTTATATTTTGAATTTATTTTCTATTTATGTGATTTTATGCAGCGTCACATCTATCATCCTTTCTTCATTTGGAAACCGGACCTAAAGGGATATTTTTTTGAAAGGGCCATTACAATATAAATTGCTTGAATAAAATGCCATGCATATCTTTCCAATTCGGAAAATTCTCTTCCTTGTACCCAACAATATAATAGAAAATTGAAACAAAACAATATACCCAAATGGATATCCATCATATTCAAAAAAGAAAGAAAATAAACAAAACAACAACTTATGCAATTATTATATAAAAATCTTTCCAATATGTAAATGGTCATGAAATCCAACGAAACAGAAAGAGAACCAAAACTAATCAAAATACATGTATTGATAATATTCAATTGGTCAAACAATAAAATATAATATCCCCAAAAATGACTTGTATGATTATGATATAAAAAGGAAGACCCTAACAAAGCAATTATTGATAAAAAAATCAACCATGGAATTTGTAATAAAACGATGGGTAAGCTTAACAATAAAAATGATAAATTCATTTTTTATATTCTTTTTTTTTTTTTTTTTTTTAAAAAAAAAACTTTATCATCATTTACATACGTAAGAATATATCATTAAAAAACAATCTGCAATATCATCTTTTTTTTTAAATGTTTGTAATAATTCTATTCCAATTTCATCCTTTTGTTTTTGTAAAAAATCCATTATAAATGAAACACCCCATTTCTTCCGGAACGTATAGCTTTGATTTAAGGTTTCCGGTACAAAATATTTTCTTTTCGAAGGAAATCCAATGATTTTCATATTCGGATAAAAAATACATAAATGCGCATACAAATGATGATACATCGTACAAGCTTTATAATTTTGTTTACTATATAATTGACGTTCCATTAAACATAAATCACATGAATTAAAAATATCTTTGAAATGTTGCATTTTTTGATGAAAATTACGAAAAAAAATATTGTCGAATGTGATATTTTTCATTTTTTTATCTGATGGTAATAAGTTTAAATTGTCCATATTTTTGATTGTCATTTCTTTTTGAGATTCATCGACATCGACAACCAAA